AAACGGGAGTAGAAAAAAATCCAGGCGGATCACCGCTCATCGGAACAAAGGCAGGAGTAGACCAATCGCTTTCCTCGATGCAGTCTAAAAGTACTTCGGGTGAATCAACGATACAGTCGCCGCTTTGTCGCGACTGGCAACCGTTTTCCACTGTGTACGGATCGGGCTTTTCCGCTGGTAGGAAATCTCCGCTGAACGTCTTTCCAAGTAAAGACACAGACCAAGATTCGAAATCCCAAGCCGGATCACAGAGGCAGCATTCGCCTTCAACGCAGCAACACTTCCCGATTTTCCCCATCTAACATACCTGCACGATGGAGAAAATCCCGTCACATGGCATAGCGATCAAACGGCTTGCGGCATCGATTGACGTACCTGTATCGTTACGTGCTGGATAGCTTTTGCTGGTGTCCGTTGTCCAGCCACCGGAACCGAGGACTCTGCGTCGTATCACGCCGCTCGCACCGTCTGCGATCGGAAGGATCGATTGACCCATCATGATGGAAAAGTCTGACATAACTCGCAAGCAATTGTCTGCTATGTCGTCCTCTCCGAGGACACGAAACAATGGACCTAAACCAGCGAAAAAAGAAGAATTGACGCATCCGAGACGATCTCCGACGTTGTAGGTTATCGCGTCATCGTGCGTAACTCTAAATACTGGTCCATTTTGTGCTGTACCAAATTCGTTGTCTGGGATCTCCTTGAATCCGTTGACTAGAACGATAGACAAGTTTGCGTCGTAGTCGAACGGGCGAACAACATCGATATAGTTGTAGCTCGATGGTTGATCGAAGCAGGTTTTTGGCAGCATTAACCCGAACGGTGGGATTGTGTGACCACTTGTGTTACGTACTAGGATTGGCTCTTGCTCGTTGAATAGCTGATCATTGGGACGTGCTGGCCTTCCACGCTCATGGGCTAAAGTTGCAGCCCACACTCGTTGTGCTTGATCTGGATTGAACGCACCAATTCGAGTCATGGTTTATTTAGGAACGCCCGTGTATGAATACAGAGTCTGAATCAGTGCAGTCGTTGTTGCTGTTCCAAGAATGCAAGGATAATCTCCGGTGGTCAGATCACCGATCGGATTGACTTGCCCGGCTGTTGCTCCAACGCAATAGGTTTCACCGACCACTAAGGTTGCTCCGAGATTAACCAATCCTCCAGATCCCTCTTGCATAATGAAAAATCCGTTGGTGGATGCTGGGCTCATTGCTATTCCGATAGCTTTCGCTGTGGTTGCCGATGCGTTTGCATCTGCTCGATAATGCTTACTGTCGCTGGAATTCAGGTAAACAGGTTGTCCCTGTGTTATGCTTTCACCAGCTTGAACTACGCGGACTCTAGTTCCGCTTGAACCGATAGCTACGTTTGCCGGTGTTTGTGATAGTGCTGCCATCGTCAGATAAATCCTAGTGCATTAAATGGTAGTGATCCGTAGCGTCGAAACTCACGCCAGAATGTAAGATTTGCGTCTGTAACTCGCCTTCCCGTTTGATCTAGAAGAACAGGTTTTGAGACTGGTTGTTTGTTTTTGTCTACCGCCCTGACAACCTCAAAAGGATAATTTCCGTTTTGGTCTGGTGGTCCTTCAACTCGGACTCGCTCGTAAAATCCTTCGTGCCGCACTCTAGCCCACCACGCACGTTCTGGAGTCGTTCGATAGGGATATCGAAATTGGACTTTAAGCGTTCCCTGCCAGTAACCTCGTCCCGATTCAGGATCGGCAATCACATTTTTCAAATTCAACTGCATTACCTTTGCTGTGCCTGGCGGCCAACCTAGAAACGTGTCTGAGTTAGTGGCTCGACGATAGGCAGCTCTTGCGTAGAGGTTTACAGCTAAAAAGTTTCTCTGGATGGTTACCACATCGTCAACGACACGTGTTTTGACTCCTGCAATAGGTTCGCCACACGCGGTTATGATTGGGTTTCCGTCAAAGTCCTCATCAATTTCCTCTTCAGTCTCGACATCGCTCCAGTCGATCAACGGCGGAGTGTTGAGCGGGGAATTGCTAGGCTGTCCTCCACTTGTAAGTGGTGCTACTTCTCCTTCATAGTTGATCGTTACGATTGAAAGGACAGGACCGACTTTCTGAATGCCACCACGCTTTGCAAGGACAAAATCAGTGCCTGGAAAAGGCTGGCCGACATACGGCAAACCTTGTGCGGAGTAAATATCGAATTCCGTAGACCAAGGATCATGAATAACTTGGTAGGCTTCGGTGAATCCGGCTTTGAGCTTCCGAAAGTTATCAGTAGCATCTGCTGACGATCCTGTTCGGCTCCACATTTTTATGGCTGGCTGGACTGGCATTAGTTCACCGCCTCAAAAGTAATTTGTTCGCGTCTTACCGTCGCGTTGAGAATGTCTTGCAGGACTTGGTATTGCTGTTGAGATATCTTCAAAAGAGGATCGTCTGTAGCACCGCGAACCAGCAATCTTGATTCCGTAGACTGCAGAACATTGACGTTAGAATTGAGGCTAGATAAAGCTGCCCCTTTTGCGTTTAGATTTACGTCTACATCAAAAGGTGTTTTTCCTTTTCCGCTTATTGCTGCAATTCGCTCGTTGAATTTCGTATCAAACTCACCAAGCAATGAATCAGCAGTGGTATCGACCATTCCTTGCAGTGTTTTTTCAAACTCAGAGACAGCACGTTCTCCAATGTCTGGCAAGGCTTTTGTCACTGGCTCAAACCCGTCCAGCATCCCACGCTGTGCAGCTCGTCCGACTTCAAACATCAATTGTTCGTATGCATCAGCACTAAACCCGCTTGAAACGTAGTTCCAGACACCGGCCATTATTTCACCAATGGACGTACCGAGGTTTGAAAAAACCGCAATCGTCATGCCCCCGATATCGCTGAGGATGTTTATAAAGTTGTCGGCAAACCACGATGCATACGCGGGGATGGCTACCGTAAAAATATGCTCGAATTGGGAACGCATTTGTTCAAGGGAAAGAACAATAGACGCGCCCACCATTTCCGAAACAGAACTGATATTCAGAAGTGTAACTTCCACCAAAGTAAAACCAGCGACTAGCGTTTCGGTCATCCATGTAGACCATGACGCAACCGAATCACCCATGCCAGAAAAGTTCTTTTCAAAGTCGTCTATTGCTGGAGTGAGTGCTTGGTTAAGTAGCTCCGCAACAGTCGCAATGCCTTCGTAAGCAAACTGCCGAAACGGTTCAATAATCTCTCCAACGGTTGCAGCGAGATTACCCATCTGAATATTCATGCGATCAAAAACAGAGGTTGCACTGTTGGCCGTATCCGATTTTTCTTGCAATCCCTGCGAAGCTAACTTGGACACTGCCGCAAGTTTTTCCTCTGAAGAAACAAGCTGATTGATATTCGGTATTAGATATTCGAAAGCTGCAAAGTTACCCTCTGCGGCTTGCTTAACTTTTGACAATCCTTCGGAAAGCGAAACTCCCATCACTTCCGACAAACCAAGTGCGGCCTTTGCTGCGTCGTCTATTTGCTCCGTCGCAAAACCCTGCCTTTGTACGTCCTTCATCAATCCGAGAATGGTTTTCTCGTCGGTGTTCGTTCCGATCTCCATTGCTCGCGCAAGGTCTCTTAGTGCAGGATCTAGCCTTCTAGATGCCTTCTCTAGCTCGACAAACTCTTTTGTGGCTGCAAACCCGGCTAACGCACCAGACGCGGCAGCTACGAGCCCAAGAGTTCCAGCGAGGATAGAAGTCTGCTGATTTACGGAATTGATGATCTCAGTGGCTTTATCCTGAGCTGCAATAACGATGTCTATTCTATCTGCCATTCTTTTTAGACATCCTTTCTGCGTCTATAATTTGCTTGTCTGATTCGAACGCTTGCCATGCGTGGACGAATTTAGCATCCTGATCTAGCAAGCCACCTTCACTGGGTAGCGTGTTTTTGATTGCGTGCACAATCAGATTTATTTGCCGTATCGTCTTTGTTCCTATGTACTGCATCGGGCATTGCGTTATTCGGTGGTATCCGTTTTCGCAATGCTCGCATCCTTCGCCTTCGCAATTCCAGCACTGGAGTTCAAGCGGTGTCGATTCTGTGGGAGGGTCAAAGCATTTGTTTTTGCAGCCTCGACACAACTCTCCACAGTGTTTCAGCACCGCTATTCGGATTTTTTTCTTTCGTCTACGCTTACCCTATTGATATTCGCTGTGGCTGCGATTATTTCCATGCAAGCACCTAGATCCAAGTCAGTGGTTTCTGGATCGTAGTTGTCTACGCAAAGCTTCATCGCTTCCGAAACGTGTCGAATTGTTTCCGACTTCTTGGTTGATTCCTGGATTGCTTCAACGCAAACCATAAGGCTTTCGAACGGACCAAGCCGAAGCCGCTTCGGTTCAAAGTTAAAATCTGTCCCGTCGATGTTTTTGATAATCATTATTGCAAGTTGAGTTATGAGAACGTGATTGAAAATTCTTGATCGATTGCGTCAACGTTTTTGTTGCACTGCAATTCCATGTCGTCCATTGCCATCATTCCTCGATCACCTTCTGCAATCCTAATAATTTGTGCCTTCGGTGCTGCTAAAGTAATAGCCGAGGATGAAGGTGCGGCAATCGAAAGAGAAAAAGCGGCTTCCGTGCCAGCGAAAAAGTTTCCGTAACGATCCTGAGTTGCGACGAATACAGACAGAGGATCAGTTGTGATTTTTGGGTTGCGGTCCACTGCCATGAAGTAATCAAAGCCCTGTACCTTGTTGCCGTTGTTGCAGTGGATTGGCTCGATTACGTTTCCTAAATCAAACGTGCAAGCGGCAGAGCAGAAGTTCACTCCTCCGTAGGTAGTCGCTCCACCAGATGCACGAAGTGGAGTTTCTGAGTTTGGATAGTTCGGTGCAATCATGGCTGTGGTTGTTTCACCTCCCCATACTCCCGTAAACGTCCAATCGATGTAGGACTGTTCTCCGGTCGGAAAGTACCATTGGAATGTACCCATTGCCCCGTACATCAAACGTCGCTTGCCGTCGCAATATCTCGCAATCGTTAACGTCTTGACATTTGTACCTGGTGACTCGCCTCTAGGTGTGAAAACTCCAGCAGCGTTTACAACCCCGCAAGCTGGGAACAAAACAGTAGCCCAGTTTCCGATGTTGGTTCCATCGTATCCGCAGTCAGTGCGAAACGTAGCGGTTGCTCTGTACGGACCAGGGACGGAAGGCAAGCGCCCAAACCCACCTTGGCCTTGCACCTCTTCCATTTCTGTTTCATTTTGTAGCTCGAAGTTTCGAACGTTGAAAACGGCATCGGTAGCGTCAATAGTTTCGGCTGTTCCGATTGTCGCTTCAATTGACGCTGCGAACACTACGTTTTTTCGGAGAAATGGCATTGTTGCTTGTCCTTATTACTAACTGGATTTAATTAGGTTGCTTACGTTCTTGTCCAAGGATGTCATGGCCAATTCGCGTATTTTTGGTTGTTGTTCTTTGATCTTCTTTTTTACCGGCTCTTCCCCGAAAATCTGTATGCTCTTAATTCGCTCTATAGGAAATCGACTTCTTGAAATCCTGCGATAGATACCTTTTGGTAGACGTTTTTGATTTGGACCAAATGTGTCTAGGTAAAGAACAGGAGGTTGGAATCGATATACCTTTACCTCAACGCCTTGATTTGTTTGTCGAATTGCGAAAGCGTTTAAGTCAGTCGTGTGCCTTGCGTCGATTTGAACTTGGCATTCCATGTTTGCAACGGACGAATCACGTCGTGAGAACGCTGACCGTATTTCCATTTGATCGATTGCGATCATGTCGCGAACGTTTTGTTCGGTGAGATCAATAGCTTGACTTCCTGCTTCGTTGACTCCACCAGAGATAACAGTTCCTAACTTTTCAGCTATGTTGGAAAGTTTTTTGGTAACGTTATCTGTAAATGTCAGACCGATCATTACCGCACCTCATAAGGATCGTTTTCGGCAGTGCGATAAACTATTTCTATAGGGACGTTAACTCCATCAATACCGCCAGATGTGCTATGCCTAACGTGCGGAAGAAAATAAGCGTTGATGGCATTTTCATCAAAGTTATGCCAAAGCGGTTCAGACGCAACTACTTGTTCAACGTCAGCAGCGAACATGTGAACGATGGAATCGATTGGCTCGATAACCTTCTCATCGTTCATGACGTTGCAATGGATGTTGAAAGTGATTCGTTTTGCCACGGCTGGTGGATTTCCTGGGCACATCAACTCTGGTACTGGTGCAATTGCCGCAGTCGTCAAGACGATCTGCATATCCTTTGGTGTATAGCTCTCCAACCGACTAGGCCGGATGACTTCGTTTACTTTGGTGTTGTAGGTCGTGTTCGATGCATCAGCCAATAAGTCAAGCCGTCGCTTTAGTTCAACTGCGATCTTCTCGACGATTGGCAATTGACCTAGCGGCACTCTAACACCAACATTCCTTCGTCGTGATCCATTAGCTGAACGATGGATCGCTCGCTAACTTCCTCACCGACTCGTATAGCTAACTCGATGGAGTCTCCACCTAGATTCAGCTCTTCAGAACTGATTCCTCGCGTGCACGTATTGGCTACATGCACAATAAAAACAGGTGTTACACTGCCACCGTATTCGCCTGGCAGTTGTAAATTTTGCCTCTCGACGACAACATCCACACAACGACGCAAGCCGTCGCGAGTGATGTAGGTTGCAGTCTCCGCGAAATCAGAGACGTTGCAAAACACCAGGCTCGCATCGGATTGAATAACGTCGTGTAAAGTCATCGGGTTAGCTTCTTCGCCCGTTGATTTTCACGTAATCAAGAATTACTGAATTAACGTTAGTGTTTGCAGCTTTTTGGATCTGAACGATCGGTTGCAAGCCTGAGCTATAACCGCTCATGTCAAACGTTGTTGCCGCTGCAACACGGACGCCATCAATGTAAAACTTTACATCTCGCTTGTTGCTGAAGTCGATGAAGAACTTCTTGAACGTTGTTCCAAGTGTTGCACCTGTGGAGATGTCGTCATTGTCACGAACTCCGTCGTCGGATTCGACATAAACAAGAGTCGTCGAGTTTGCACCAACCATCTTGAACCATGCATTGGCTGCAACGCTATCGGTCGTATCGGCTCGTGCTGAACCAACACCAAAAACGAGTTCAGTACCAGTGGTCATCGTGACACCTAGCCGAACTCGCATTTCGATGTTTAGCAAGTCGTCGATATCGAATGCCAAAGCGTCACCGTGAGCCAAGCAAATGTTTTCAACTTCGCTCGTTGCCGCAAGCGTTAGCGTGGCAACGTTAGTGCCGCGAGTGTACGTCGGAGTACCAGCCGCTGATGCGTCAACTACGAGCCATGGAGTCGCGGGATCTGCCGACGTTGGAAACGTCGCGGATGTGCCGTGGAAGTCGTCTTCGTAAGACTGAAAATCTTGAATACCAGCCATTTGATAGGTCTTTCATTTTGAAACAACGGTCATCGCATTCCGCTACGTTGCGTACTGCAAAAAAGCCGGTTTTGACAGAACCGGCAAACTGTTTTAGATCAAGCCAGCGACTAGACGCCCGCTCGCAATAAACCACGCCAATCGATCGCTTTAACGCCGAACGTTTGACGAATCTTGTACTTGTAGCAGTCTTTGTCGAAGTCCCATTCGTTCTCCAAAACTGGAGACTCTTCACCGGACAGGAAGGACAATTCGACCGTATCGATCTGACCAGGATCTGCGGCCAAGTACCATGCGGCAGAACTCGAACCGTCAAGAACTGGTTCGATAATTGGAGTCAAGGAACGTTCGCCACCAGGACCGTAGATGTTTCTGACACCTTCGTTGTTGTTGGCTGCGTTATAGCTCAACGAGCTAAACAGTTCCAAAGCAGTTGCTGACAACGCAACAGGGACGATTAGGTATCGTGGAACGACACTCAGAACCGTTTGGCTGTTGAGTCCTTTTTGCAACATCATCTTCACGAAAGCCGTGTTGAGAGTTCCAACCGCTGGAGCACCTGCACCCTGCGTGTTGTCACCAGAAACGTGAGAAGACGAAAACAAGCTGAACCCGTCGCCCATCGTTGGGTTACTGGTTAGGACTTCGTACACCTTTTTGTTTTGGATGCGCCGAGCTGCGTTTCCGTGCATTGCAGGAATGCGGCTGATTGCGTCCAGGTCATCGTTGACAACCGTTTCCCATGTCACGGAGAAAGTCTTTCCAAACTTTTCAACCTTGTACGATTCGCGAGAATCAGTCATCACACCTTCAGGGTATGCACTGTTTTCTGGAACGTGCTCTAAGTCTGGGGACTCGCTGAACCGAATACGGTTGATAGCTTTGAAGTCGTCAACTGAACCAGCTTGTCGCGCCCAGAGATTCCAAGTGTATGGAGCCTCTTCGTAGCCTGCCAGTAGCGTCTTGTTCGCTGCGTCCAGCATCAGGTTCGCAAACGTCCCAGTCGTGTGGTACGCTGGATCGCTTCGCTGGATGTTCATTCGAGCAAGTGCCTTCGGATCACCAATAGCTGCCCGTGCAATTTCCGGTGAGCTAACTCGATCGGTATTGACACCAGCGCGACGCATGAAGTTTTCTGCCATGCGAAGCAAGCTCATGCGGCTGAAGTCTTCAGCTCCATCAACTGCTTTGCCTGTGTGCAGAGTTCGCTTGACTCGCGATGCTGTTTGTGCACGCATCAACAATCCGTCACGAGCTGCCTCAAAATACTTGTCATCAGCGGAACGAGTGACGCGAATCGAATCACCCTCTGCCGAACGTCCCAACGGTTCTGTTGCCATTTTTCGGATGATCCTTTGTTTGGCTTCCTCGACGCTAACGCCTGCGTCACACAATTCATCAGCGAAAGCGCGTTCTACTTTCGCAAGTTTGCACGTTGCTTGAATTTCACTTCGTCGCTTTTGGTCGTCTGCCAAAGCTCGTTTAATCTGTCCTTCGGTAACCGACCGAGCGGATGCTTCGATTGGTTTCTTTTCCTCTTCGTTCATCTGTTCAATAACTGGCTTGACCTCTTCTTTGGGCTCGCCTTCAATTTGCTCAACGACTGGTTCCACTGGCTTTTGCTCCTCAACCATCGATTCAATTTCTTCGGCTGGCTTTCCAAGTTTGCCAACAACCCAAGCTAGAAACTGGTTCGGATCTTCCATTCCTTCAGGAAGTCCCATTGCTTTCAATTGCTCCAACAACGCAGGATCCATCGTTCTTTTCCTTTGCTTCAAATCGGTGTAAGACCGACGCACTGTCGATCGTGAATCGGCCCCAGTAGCCACTAGGCTCGCATCGAGTGCGGTCCATTTCGTGATGACATTCGCTGGCCCGATAACCTCAGTCCCTCGTGATGTCGTGTAAGATTGCCCTGCACGAAGCTCTAGAACCTCGTCAGGTTGTGCGGTAATTGAGAAGTCTGTAATGTGGCCTTCGAGTAGCTTGCCGTAAGCGGTTTGGCTATCATCGTCGCTTGCGAAGTAAGCTGTACCACCGAACTCGTCTCCAGTGATGGTTAAATTGCGAAGGCTACCTAGTACATTGCGAACGGTAGTTGTGTCGTGGCTATCGACGATCGGTATCTGAGTTGCACCAGATCGAAGCGTCATTCCGTCCATCTCTAGAACTTCAGCGACTACCATTTGCCGCGACTCGTCCCATCGATCGATTGGATTCTCGGTTGCCGTGACAACGCTAACAGAACGCTTCGTTGCGTCCGCTGTTGCCGATTGAACAGACACCGAACGCATGGCAAGTGCGTTTGACTTGATTGGTGGTAGCTTGCCTTTCTTAGACATTAGCTGCCTCCTCTTCGGCTGGAATTGGATTATCAACAACGCCATCGGATGCATCCGTAATAATTGCATCGATGTTCTTTTGTGCGAGTCCGATCATTGCCAATTGAGCTTCGGCGAGAGGCTTACTCATGGAACCGTCTGCGAGTCCGTTAAGAACGTCCATCAAGGCTTTGCGATTGCGATTCCATTGAAGACGACTGAGCCCCATCCATTCGCCAGTTCCGCCTTCTGCTTCAATCGCAATGTCCGCCGCCTCATCTGCTGGACCTGCCGCTCCAGTCTGTGCAGCCATCATCTGAGTTGTCTGCTCTTCCGGAGTCAGCAAGCCGAGCTTCAAACGTAGCTTGCGTTCTTTTGCTGCTTGGTAGTACACAGCACGGTAAGAGAGTCCACGAGCACCAAGAACGTTTTGTGCGGTATCGGTAAAAGATTTCAGAGATAGCTCAGCCGCTTGCTGTTCGCTCATCGGATCAACCCACTCTTGCTCTGGTAGCTGCCATTCGACTGGAGCGACTTTCCGACGATCTTCGAGAAGTTCGGATGACGTTGGAAAGCTTTCTAGTCCAGCCCGTGCCGCTGCGTTGCAAAACTCATCCCAAACAGGCAAACAGAGATGATGAACAATAAAGTTCTGGCCGCGTTTGTACCGCGGTCGATCCTCTAGCTTGGAAGAACGCGAGGAACTGTAGGAAGTCTTTGAGAAGTCTTTTGCAATCGCTTCGTAGTTCGTGCCGGTTCCAGCACA